AGCAGTAGACAAATCAAATGCAGTTGATAGTCCGTATTCATATACGGTGTCGTTTGTATAACCTATAGCGTAAAGCTTAGCGCCATCTGGCTTAAAGAAAATAGACATTAAATTATCAGAAACAACAAGACTAACAGAGTTATACACGCCGCCAGAAATATTATATGGGTAAGCCCCGGTAGGCGAACTTATAGACCCATCGTCTTGAACGTAGTAATCAGAGCCTATGGTTAAACCTGTAACGTTGGCACTCACACCACCCTTTACGATAACTGCGCCTGTAGCTGTATCGGCTATGGCTGCGTCTGAGATGCCTATGAAGTCGGCTGAGTTTAATACGGTATAGGCTAAGGTAATTGCGGTTGCCTCCATATATGCAACAGAGTCAACGTAATTTGAATATACAAGCCCGCTAGACCCTGAAACGTATGCTACAGTGCAGTAATTATTGTCATTTGTGTTATTGATTAGAAACTGAGTACCAAGCGTAAAGGTAGTTCCGCTTAAAGTTACCTCTTTTGCATAACCATAGCCGTTATCGGTAGTGTTTTTATAAACTACTAAAGTAGATTCGGAAAGTGGGTTATAAGCAGGCCAAGGATAATCTGTATTTAAGCCCGAATTAAGCTCTTGCGCTGAGCCAAAAGACACAGAAGTTCCTGATATTGTTCCTGCTTGTATGTACTCTAAATTACTTCCCGCAGTGTAAGTTACAACTATTTTTTGTGCTGAAGTATCGTAGGTAGCAGGTGCGCCGTAACTACCTCCTGTGGCAGAACGCATAACAACTTCAGTTCCAAAGCTAATGCTTGTACCACTCACTTGTCCAACTATAGCTGTGGGGTAGTTACTGCTACCACCATCTCTAAAAGTAAAGAAAACACTTCCTTGATCTGGGTCGAAAGTGCCTCTTATATACTGTGAACTCGCGCTTGCAAACTGCACAGGAGTACCAAAACTAATTGAAGTTCCGCTTACTGTTCCTACAACTGCATAGCCCGAATTGCCAACGCTTTTATTGCAATAGCCTATAACTATTTTTTGATTTATAGAATCATAGACCATTGCTAAATATAGAACATCAGTACCGGAATGAAAATTAACAGAAGAGCCAAATGTTATAGAAGTACCGCTAACAGTTCCTACAACACAAAGTGCATCTTCTCCGTAATTAAAAGAACAAGCTACAACAACTTTTCCAGAAGCCGCATCATAGGCAATAACAGGGTCTTCAGTAGTTTGAGATGTGTCGAAAGTCAGAACAGGAGTGCCGAACGTTAAAGTTGTTCCAGACACTGTGCCTATAACAGTATATATATCCTTGTTGTCGTTTCTTCTGTAAGCTATTGCAAATTTAGACCCGCCTATATCAACTATTGCGTTATATTCTCCTCCAATAGCAGCGTAAGTAGTCTCCGAGCCTACAGATTGAGAATAAGAAGTCTCAGCAACCGCAGTCACAGTCCCATCAGCCTTTAGCGCAACAGTAACTCCACTACCCAATGTGCCACTAGCCACGAAGTCCGCACTCTTAGCCCCTGCTCCGGCAGGTAGTAACTCACTTAGATTGCTCATGTTGTGTAATCCAAGTTAATGCTAGTGGAGGACAGGGCTTTGCCTGCTAGTACGCTAGAGGATGTAGTAGCCAGTGTGCCGTCATCTTGGACGTAGTAAGTTGAGCCAATGGTTAGTCCACTCTGAGTGGTGGTGATTCCACCTCTTAGCATCACCGTAGCTGTAGCGGTGTCTGCGAAAGCGCCCTCTGATGTACCAATGAAGTTTGAGGTTGTTAGGTTTGTGCTAGCCAACCCAACTACATTACATTTCCCATAGTCATTGTCACTACCGTCTGCGTACCCAATTACAACTTTGTCGTTTGTCAAATCATAAGCACTCATAATTGAATATGAAGTGACAGCAGAAGAAGAAAAATACACAGGGGTTGTCCAAGTCATTGTCGTGCCAGAGACAGTTCCGACTGCGAACTTTCCGTACCAAGGTCCAGATGCCGCATCTCTAAACGATGCGATCACATTATTGTCAGCATCTAAACACATCGTAGTAGCACCATAATATGAGTTCGCAGTTGATTCAGCCCCAAAAGATATTGTGGTTCCAGAAACCGAGCCTAGTTTGAACTTCAACCCACTATTGGAATAGCCAATAACAACTTGATTAGTAGGCGAGTGAAATAATGCCTCTTCAGTCGGCCCGTTTGCTGATGAGAGTACCACAGGAGTGCCGAAAGATATTGAGGTTCCAGAAACAGTGCCAACAACGGCTGTGGGATAGTATCCTCCAGACAGATCTTGATATGCCATCACCACTTTACCGCTGGACGAATCAAACACACACCCAGAAACACTTTTCCCTGCGGAATTAGACGATGTAATTAGCGTTTCTGAACCAAAGGATATTGAGGTGCCAGAAACAGTACCGACAACGCCGGTGCCATATCCCCCGTTCCCATTATCTCTGTAACCGATCACAACCTTATCGTTAGTGGTGTCAACCGTCACAGCCTGAATAGACTGATTACCTGCGTTATAAACAGATGCAGATCCAAAGCTAATAGAAGTGCCCGATATAGTACCTACAATTGCTGTACCGTAGTTAGAGTTACCTCCATCCTGATAAACGACAACGATCTTCCCAGTGTTCGCGTAATATACACACCGTATATAGTTAGTTCCCCCAGAGTTAAACGTAACCTCAGACCCAAATGAGATTGATGAGCCAGAAACTGTTCCGACTACAGCCTTACCGTAGTTACTAGAATCCTTGTCTTGGTAAAATATAACTACTTTGCTATTAACCGGATCAAAAACCGCGTGATTTCTGGTCCCCACTTCTCCGCTGGCAAACGCGACAGGTGATGATGTTGAAGCGGGTGTCACCGCAGCCACTTTAACCGTCCCATCAGACTGCAAGATAACCTTATCACCATTCGCCAAAGCACCAGATGCGACCATCTCTACAGTTTTGCCAGAACCTCCTGCTGGAAGTAACTCACTCAGATTGCTCATGTCCAATCCATCATGTTAATTGTGGTAGCGGAAATAGCTTGCCCTACCTTAACCGCAGGAGAAGTGCTAGTTGTGGTTATCGTGCCATCTGCTTGAGCGTAGTAATCAGATCCTATGGTCAATCCTGTCTGAACTTCGTTAATACCACCGTAGACGTTTACTGAGCCTGTAGCTGCGCTAGAGATAGCCTCGGCTGTTATGCCTATGAAGTTTGTGGTTGTTAGGTTTGTCGTTATTAACACTGCTGCCATCTGGCACACAATAGCTTTACCATACCCATCAGAATCCTTATAAGCTACAACAAACTTCCCTGCTGTGTTAGGGTCGAAAGAGGCTGAAGGGGTATTGGTAGTCGCTGAATTAAATACACTTTCAGAGCCATAGCTAATTGAAGTACCTGAGACTGTTCCTACGATAGCCGTACCGTAACTTGAGTTACCCGCATCTCTATAGGTAATCACAAACTTATTAGCTGTATTAGGGTCAAAGGTTACTATAGGGTCATAAGCATGTGCTGAGTTAAATACATATTCAGAGCCGACTGTTATAGAAGTGCCACTTATAGTGCCTACAATAGCTGTACCATAGTTTGAGTTATTAATATCATAATAAGCTACAACAAACTTATTAGCTGTATTAGGGTCAAAGGCTATAGAGTTGAAGCGGGATGATCCGGATTGAAAATTAGTATAAGTACCAAAACTAATAGTAGTTCCAGAAACTGTGCCAACACTAACACGACTATAGGGTGAAATATCTTGATTTAAGTAAACAACAACAAACTTACCTGCTGTATTTGGGTCATAGGCTACCCACGGATAAGCTACTGTACTAGAGGTAAAGGCATACTCACTACCAAAGGTTAGTCCAGTGCCTGATATAGTACCTATTGTTGCTTTACCATAGTAGGAGCCACCCACGTCCCTATAAGCTATTACAAACGTATTGGCTGTGTTTGGGTCAAAGGATATTGATATGAATTCGGTAGAGCCTGAATTAAATACAACCTCAGTGCCAAAGGAAACAGTGGTTCCTGAAACTGTACCCACTATAGCCGTACCGTAACTTGAGTTACCCGCATCTACATAAGCTACAACAAACTTATTAGCTGTATTAGGGTCAAAGGCTATCGCAAGGGGATAAGCTTCACCTGCTGTAACAGCCCCCGCATTAAATACAACTTCAGAACCAAAGGTTATAGAAGTTCCTGAGACTGTACCTACAATGGCTGTACCGTAGTTTGCGTTATCTTGATCTACATAAGCTACAACAAACTTACCTGCCGTATTAGGGTCATAGGCCACCGCAGTGCTACCACTTAGCGAGGCTGTATTAGCGGCAGCAAAAACAGCCTCGCTACCTGCGGGGATACTCTCAGATACAGAGGTAGAAGTCTCAGCAACAGCCTCAACCGTCCCATCAGCCTTCAGTATAACTGGACTACCATTAGGCAAAGTCCCAGACGCAACGAAGTCTACCGCGTTCTGTCCACCGCCTGTCGGCAGCAGTTCCGACAAGTTACTCATCTACACACTCCAGCCAATAGTGCCGTCAATGTAGGTCATTACGATCTCTGCCCAGTTCTTATCAAACGTCAGGTCAGTTGCAGAGCTTGCAATGTTTGAGCTGTTACGCGCCACGGTGAATGTAGTAGTTGCTGCTGCGCCTGTGCCGTCTT